CTACCCAGCCTTTTTGGCCCAACTTGTCGTTGGAGTCGATCACACCTGGCTCACGTACTTTCAACTCTACGCCTTCCTTACCTTTGATCGGCACGTGACCATAAGCATCTTTACCAATGTAAATGATTGGGTAAACATCTGCGTTTGTGCCTGACGTAGACACCATAGTGCTCGTCGTGGCACCCGCATCGGCAAATGGCTCCATCACTGGCGTCAGGATGTAGCGCACGTCTTCCACTTTACCGATCTCGTAAGGTAGCGCCTTCATGGATCCGTATTTCTCAGTTGGCGTGAAGCCTTCCAAGTTACGAATATCAGATTCCATGTTGGTGTGGGCGATACCAATGTATGCTGCATCAATCGCTTGCGTATCGAACTTCACAGAAGACGAAACAACCTTGGTGACTTTTTTAGCACGTTCGTTTTTCAGCAAGCGAGTTACGGCACGCTGCTTAGCCAGTGTAATCGTTGTGTTTACAGCGCTTCGTGCTACACCATTGGCGTAAAACACGTTTGTACCGGCACGCAAGATGCCCCACAGCAATGACTCAAATGTCTCTGCGTGCTGCTCACCTGATAGTTCAGTGGCATCTTTAAGCACAGGGTCTTCTGCCAGATCTGCCACCTTATCGGTGATTTCAACAACAGAGCCGTATTGATCTAACGTCACTTCAATATCTTCATAAGACATCGGTGTTGACGCGGGTGCAGAGCCTTCTGTAAGTGGCGTCTTCGCTAGTGGTAGCGGCACAGGACGACGGAATTTAACTTTTTCCGCTTTGTTCTTTGGCATTGGCTTTACCATGCCGAAACGGCCAAGCACGACAATCGGCTCAGCATGTGCAAGGTGCTCGCTGTACGCCCACGCAAGGGTACGCTGAGACAAACTAGAGTAGTTGTTCATAATGGTTTCCTAAACAATGATTGAAGTTTGTTAACCTTCCCCATCGCTAGAAGCCCATAAAAAAGCCCCGCGGCTATCACTAGCGGCAGGGCTGTTTATGTCTCTTGCTTCGGATTGGTTTAAAGGACTAGGAGCATTTATAGCGGCCGAAGCAGCGGCTATTTTTTATCTGCCCAGTGGTCAAAAGCTGCATCGAAGTCGTCCTCTGCAATCGTTGACTGCTTTGGTGTACCTCGACGCGGCACTGATCGCGCACGTTCAAGCGCCTTGTTCGGGCTTGGTTTCTGCGCTGGTTGCTGTGATTGGCCGGCGTAACCGCTATTCTTGAAACCATCAAGTAGATACGCGGCATCTGCGGCGTTCTTGGACTCGATCATTTGTCGAACTGGTTGTGGTTGGCTTGCTAGCCACTGATTAAACTCTTGTGAGCTTGCAACTTGACTCCAGTCGGGGTGCTTCTCTTCAAGAGCCTGGTATTCACGATCAAGAGCCTGCTGGCTCTCACGCTCGCGGATCGGCGCCAAAGTCTGGTCTACTTGCTGTAGACGCTGGTTTAGCTG